AATTAGTTCCAAGTGATGGTCCAGTAAGAACCCAAGTTGTAGGTGCAGTAACACCGGCTACCGAAGCCCAGGCAGATAGAGTCAAAGAGTATATGAATTATTTGTTGATGGAGGAGATGGAAGACTACACAACGGACATGGATCAAATGCTATTTTACTTACCATTATCAGGTTCTACATTTAAAAAGATTTACTTTGATGCAATGTTAGATAGACCTGTGTCTAAGTTTATTCCAGCTGAAGATTTAGTTGTTCCGTATTATGCATCTGATTTAAAAGATTGTGAAAGAATTACTCACGTAATTAAAATGACAGCTAATGAAGTTACAAAAAAAATGGCTGCAGGATTTTATAGAGATATAGAACTTATTGATTCAAACAGTGAGCCTGATCAAGTGCAAAAGAAATTAAACGAGCTTGAAGGTATCAAAGGCACAGGGTCAGATTATTTACATACTATTTTAGAAATGCATGTAGATCTTAACTTAGATGACTTTGAAGACTTTGATGACAAAGCTAAAAAAATTAAAATACCTTACATCGTAACTATTGACGAGGGTTCAGGAGAAGTTTTATCTATTTACAGAAATTACAGACCTAATGATCCAACGTACCAAAGAATAGAATACTTTGTTCATTATAAATTTTTACCTGGTTTAGGTTTTTATGGTTTTGGTTTAACTCATATGATTGGTGGTTTGTCTCAAGCAGCTACACAATCACTGAGACAACTGATTGATGCAGGGACTTTAAAAAATTTACCTGCTGGATTTAAGTCTAGAGGTATGAGAGTTAGAGACGATGACCAACCAATACAACCTGGAGAGTTCAGAGATGTTGATGCACCTGGCGGAAACATCAGAGATCAGTTTTTTAATTTACCATTTACAGAACCATCACCAACTTTATACAACTTGATGGGCTTTGTGGTGCAAGCAGGACAAAAATTTGCAGCTATTACAGACTCAAATATTGGTAATGACTTACAAAACAGAGCTGTTGGTACAACAATGGCGATGATGGAGCGTGGTTCACGTGTAATGAGTGGTGTTCACAAGCGTTGTTACTATGCAATGAGGCTTGAATTTAAAATTTTAGCTAGAATTTGTGGTGAATCTTTACCACCAGTGTATCCATATGACGTTTATGGTGGTCCAAGAGAAATAAAACAGTTAGATTTTGATAACAGAATAGATATTTTACCTGTTGCAGACCCAAATATCATGAGTATGGCTCAAAGAGTGACGTTAGCACAGTCACAATTACAAATTGCACAGTCAAATCCTGCAATTCACAACATTCATGAAGCGTACAGACGTGTTTATGAGGCGTTAGGAACAAAACAAATTGAAGCTTTGTTAAAACCACCACCAAAACAACCTGAACCACAAGATCCTGCGAAGGAAAATGCACGTGCTTTACAAATGAAGTTGTTAACAGCGTTTGAATTTCAAGATCATGATGCACACATTGCTGCTCACATGGCATTTATGGCAACACGTATGGTGCAAATCAATCCACAAGTTTATGCATTGATGCAATCGCACATATCTGATCACGTTTCTTTCAAAGCAAAAGCAGAAGTTAAAGCTGTAATGATGGAAAATCCACAAATGCAACAGTTAGCACAGTCAGATCCTGAACAATTTAGTATCATGTTTGAAGCAGAGGTTGCAAAAGCTGCTGCAAGAATTACACAAGAGCTTGCACAAACAGAAATGCAAGCAAATGCTGCAAAACAAGATCCGTTAGTTAGAATTAAACAACAAGAAATAGATTTAAGAGCTATGGATCTTCAAAGAAAAGCAGAAGAGACAAGATTTAAGGCAGATCAAGAAAATCAAAGAGCTGCTCAACGTCTTGAGTTTGATTATGATAGACTTGCACAACAAGATCAGCAGTCAGATGATAGATTAGAGATTGCGGAGAGAAAACTTGAGAAAAAATAAAGATCCAAAAGTTGGAACTGGTAAAAAACCTAAAGGTTCAGGTAGAAGATTGTATACCGATGAGAATCCTAGAGATACAGTAAAGATAAAATTTGCAACTCCAGCAGATGCTAGTGCTACAGTCGCAAAAGTTAAACGTATTAACAAACCATTTGCAAGAAAAATACAAATATTAACAGTTGGTGAACAAAGAGCTAAGGTTATGGGTAAATCTAAAGTTGCATCAATATTTAAGGCAGGTAAAAATGCGATCAGAAGAACAAAACAAGCGTAAGGGTTTAAGTGGGGGAGTTAAATCTGGTCCACCTCCTAAAAGAGGACCTAATCCACAAGGAATTACAGTTAAAGATGCCAAAAGAGTCTTACGAAAATCTAAACGAAACAAATAAATTATTATTCTTAGCTGGATTGTTTGATGGCGAGGGAAGTTTTGGTGTTTGGGGCAAAGGTGATGGGAGAAAATCATTTCAATGTTCTGTTGAGATGTGTGATAAAGATTCAGTACAAAAATTTGCCGATTTTTTTGGTGGAAACGTAGTAAAACCAAGACTTAGAAAATCTCATTGGACACAGACATACAAATGGAAGCTGTCAGGTGGTAGGGCTTACGAATGTGTTGAGATGATGATAGAATATATGAGTCAACGAAGACAGGAGAAATACGAAAATGTGGTTCAGTGCACTTAAACTTGGATTAAACGCGGCAACGCATATCTATAAGAAGAAACAAGAAACAAAAATGAAAATGGCTGACGCACAATTAATGCATGCAGATAAGATGGCCCGAGGTGAGGAAGCTTACCAAGGAAAATTGTTAGAAGCTCGTCAATCGGACTGGAAAGACGAAGCCGTTTTGATAATTCTCAGTTTGCCCGTGTTGGTGCTCGCTTGGGCAGTGATATCGGATGATCCAACAGCAATGGACAAGGTTAAATTATTCTTTGATATGTTCTCGCAGCTCCCATCATGGTTCACAAATCTTTGGATCCTTGTCGTAGCGAGTATTTATGGGATCAAGGGAACTCAAATATTTAAGGGCAAGAAATGAATTTAATTAGAGATTTACAAAAAGCAAAAAAAGAAAGACTGTTAAAGGATTCAGCAGTAGCTCAACTTCGTAAAAGAAGTAAAGACTCACAGGCTAGACCCAAAGCAGAAAAAAATATATTATCAACAGATAAAAGGATGCAACAGATATGACAAAACTATGCCCAAGAGGAAAAGCTGCCGCAAAGCGAAAGTTCAAAGTTTACCCGTCTGCATATGCGAACGCATACGCTAGCAAAATTTGTGCTGGTAAAATAAAAGATCCATCAGGAGTAAAGAGAAAAGATTTTAGAGGACCAAAACCAAGTGGTGCTAAAGTTGGTATGGCTGTTACCGCAGGTGCACAATCAGGTATAGGAAGATTAGAAAAATCAGGAATTAAAAAAATGATGAGTGGTGGTTTTGGAATCTTTAGTAAAAAGAAAAAAGATGAAAAGAAAAAATCCACACAAGAAGAAAATGCTAATAAGAAAAAAAAGAGACTAGAAGAATTAAGAAAAGAAATAGGTGCTAAAAAAGGTAAGATGATGATTATGATTGCTATTGGTAAACCTAAGAAGGCTAACACAGGTGTTTACATTGAAGCACCAAAACCACCTAGAAGAATAAAAGGAAAAGGACCTCAAAGATTAAGCACTGAATACATTAAAAAGAAAAGAGCCTACGATACTTTAGTGGGTAATGATAGAAAAAGAAGACGAATGTCAGATCCTAGAAACAAAAGCAATCCACCACAAATGAAAAATGGTGGTGATGCTAAAATTAAAAAAGTTATAAAAGGTCTAAAAAAGGCATCTAAAACACATGCTGCTCAAGCTAAAACTTTAAAATCAATTAAAGTTAGAGGTGGTGGTATGGCAGTACAAGGAATGAATTTCAAAGGTGTCTACTAATGTACAAGAGAGGTACTTGTTGGGAAGGCTATGTTCAAGCAGGCATGAAGAAGAAGGGAAACAAGATGGTTCCCAACTGTGTTCCAGCAGGATCGAAAAAAATGAAAGAAGGTGGACTAACTAAGTGGTTCAAAGAAAAATGGGTAGATATTGGAGCAAAGAAAAAGGGTGGCAAGTTTCAAGAGTGTGGA